GGCAAAGAGCTGGACAAGCAGAAGGGCAAGATTTCAGGCACCGCGTTCAACCTCGGCGTTGGAGCCGAGGAGCTGACCAAGGCCGTAGCCGACATTGCAAAGACCGGATCGACGCTCAAGGGGTTTGGCATCACCGTCCGAACCATCGGCGGATCGATGCAGGCTGGCATCTTGGGCGGCGAGCAGCTCGTGGATGTTCTGACCAATCTTTCCCACGGCTACGCCCTCGGCGACAAAGGCGCGACCGCTCTGCTCGATAAACAGACTGCGCTTGGGGCCCAGTTCGGCGTCGGCGCTGATGCCGCCAGAGCCATGCCGGAGATCCTGAAGGCCGCCGATCCCATTCTGGCGAAGTTCACCAACCTCAAGATCGACAATGTTACCGACTCGCTCACGCGGCTTGCCATCGCCTCTCAGAAGACCGTTGGCGGCACGTTCCAGAAGAACATGGAGAGCGCAATCGGTGTATTCACGAAGCTGAGCGAATCACGCGAGCAGATGGCCGGGCTCATTACCGGCATCGGGTCGGACTTCCCGGATATGGCGAAGGAGCTGAGTATCGCCAGCGGCGACGTTGGGGCGTCGATGGACATGATCATGTCCGATCCGCTGACGTTCGCGAAAAGCATTCAGCGGCTCATGTCCACGATGGATCGCTCGGACCCGAGGTTCCTGCGTCTGAATCTCATGCTGTCACAGTTCGGAGATGGCTTTCAGTTCGTGGTCCAGGGCGGAGACAAGGCTGCCAAGGCGCTCGACGCGGCGTCTGTACCGGTCAAGAATTTTAGCGGCGCATTCAGCGACATGGCAAACAAGGCGTCTGGTAGCACGCGCACGTTCGCCGAGCAGATGGGCGTGATCAAGGATCAGTTCGAGCAAGGTCTTCGGAGTATGACCAGCGAGACGGACCATCAGGTCGTCAAGCGGCAGAAGAAAGCTTACGTCGAACTCAGCAAGACCATCGACGGCCTGCGCAAACAAGGCGGTGTCAAGGGAACGCTCGTCCAGGCGTTGCTCGACGTGAACCGTCATGGGCTCATCCACGGTCTCATTCCTACGTTGGAGAAGATGGCGAAGGACGACGGCCCTGTTGGATCGTTCAGCAAGAAGCTGAAGGAGTGGGTTCCGTTGCTTGAAGGGACGGGTGACAGTTTTGCCCAGGCCGCTACGGTCATGGGCCCAATGCTGATCGCCGTGGGCCAGCTAACGAGCATGATGAAGGGAATACTCGGGCCTGCTGCGCCGCTTGTTATCTTCGGTGCCGGTGCATGGTTCGTTGCCAGCAACTGGGACGCGATCGGACCCAAGGTTGACGAGGCGAGTTACGCCTTCAACAGGTTCAGCGTACACCTGGTCGAGAAAATGAAGGGCATCGACTGGGTAAAGATGGGCGGAGACCTTGCGAACGGTCTTGTCTCGCTGTTTGACGGCGTATCCGGCGGGGCAGCCCAGGGTCCGATAGGTAGGTTTGCTGTTGCGCTCAAGTACATTGTGACAGAGGCGCTCGTTCCGGCGTTGAAGGGGATCGGCGTCGGGTTCTGGAACGCTTTGTCAAAGGAGCTTGGAGCGCCAGGCGCCGCGACCGCGGTGCTCGGTCTGTCGCTGCTCACGCCTCTGCGCGGAGCCGTGCTGTTTGCAGCAAAGAAACTCGCATCTGGCGCGGGGTCGCTGTTCGGATTGATGCTGAAGATCCCGCCGGGCACGATCAAGAACGCTGCCGTCGCGCTTCGAGGCGCTCTCGGAAGCGTTGTTGGCTCAATGGCTCGCGGTGCTGGTGGATTGTTCAAAGCCGTTGGGACAAAAATCTTTGGTGCGCTGGGCGGCGTGTTCAAGTCTCTTGCCAGCGGATCGGTCAAGAAGCTCGGCTTGGCCGGTGTTGAGGCGGTGCTTACGAAGGTTCCGCTTATTGGACCGATCGTTGGAGCCTTGTTTCAGTTGCCGGAGGCCCTCGATCAGTTCGCCAAGGGCGACATCTCGGGCGGCATTGGTAGGATCTTCTACGGCCTGATCGACGGACTGCTTTTTGGCATTCCGAGCCTTATCAGCGGCGTGTTCGACGTCGATCTGGCCAAACCGATCATCGGCGTCTTCAACTACATTGGCGATCTCGGAATGCAGACCTGGGACTCGATCAGCGAGTGGGGCGGCAAGGCTTGGGACTCAATCAAGGTCTTCTCTGGAGAGGCGTGGGACTGGGTCAAGGACAAGCTCAGCAAGATGCGCGACCTTGGTGTTGCGGCATTCGGCAAGATTCGCGATTGGGTCGGCATGCTTTGGGACAAGTGGGAGCCGCTGAAGGACTCGATCGTGTCCGGCATGAAATACATAGCCACCATCATCAAGAACAACGTAGTTGTCGCTTTCGAGAAGGTCGGCAACATCTTCAGTTCGATTTTCGACAACTGGGAGGTCGGGCTCTTGCGTGTGCAAGGGTTCTTCTTGGACGCCGCGATCAAGATCACGGGTGGAATCAAGAGCATGTTGGCTGGCATTCCAGCTGGCCTGCTGCCGTCGTCACTTGCTCAGCTTGGTGACATTGACAAGTCGATGGAGGGAAAACGAACCGAGATCACGGACAGGATCAAGGCCATCGAGGAAGCCAAGAAAACGGAAGGCAACAAAGCGGCCCAATTGGCGGCCAGCAGAGCCAAGGAGGAGGCCGAAGCTGCCGCCGCGGTGACGAAAGCCGTGGGCAGGATCGGTTCTACGACGAAGGCTAAGGAGGCTTCTACGCAGGCCATTGCCTCGGCCATCATGATCTCCGGCTTCGACCGTGCAGCTTTGTCGCAGCTTGGGTCAGCGATGCTTGAGGCGGGCACACGGATGCCAGTCAGAAGGGGCGGGCCCATGCCCAGTCCTAACGGTGGCGCATGACCGTTAGAATCCGAAGCACGTCTCGTCTCAAGTTCGCTCGCCTGGCGACGATCGACGGCGTCGAGCACTGGGAGCTACCGGAGTACCCGAGGGTTGATGAGGCCGCGGACGACATCAAGTATGTCGTAGACAGAAGCGACCGCATCGACAAGCTGGCGACAACCTTTTACAGCGATCCGTCGCTGTGGTGGATCATTGCCCTGGCGAACGGCATGGCGCTGTTGCCCAACGACTTGGACGCGGGAACGACGATTCGCATACCCTCGCAGCGGCGCGTATTTGTTGAGATCCTTCGCCGCCCGTCCAGCGGCGCAGAGGGGCGCTGAGCCATGGTGAGCTTTGCCAGCTCGGGCGGCGAGCGCGGGATTGATCCGTCATCGTTCCAAATCTCGGTGGTGATGGAGATTCGTGGCGAAGGCGTTCGCGTCCCACTCTGGACACGAGATGCCGGTGGGCCTTCCAGGTCGGACGCGGTGGCCGCGATCACGAGATCGGGCGGCCTTGGATCTGGTAGCGGGAGTGGGCCGCTTTCGGCGTCCGACATACTCTCGCTGGACTTGCCGATCGTGCAAAGCGTGACGATGGAGCTGAGCCTTGGGCTCGTAGGGAAGATCAACGTAGACATCGCCGCGACCTACGATCTTGGCCTACTGCTTCTCGATAGCCCGTTCTTCCAGATTGGAAACTTGGTCGATGTTCAGATTGGGTATCAACGCAGCCAGCGTTACACGCACCGGATGGTTGGAATCACATCGAAGCCGTCCATCCGCATCAGTGCCGATGAAGGCATGATGGCTACCCTCAATGTCGAAGGCGGCGGCTTTCCGGCGCTGCGAGGGGTATCCAACAGAAAGTTCACGGGAAAGTCGTACAAGCAGATCATTATCCAGATGGCTAGCGAGCTGAAGTGGGAGGTCGATGGCCTCGACGACATCTTGTCGGACATCACGCGAGCCGATCTGATCGCCGACGATCCGCTGTTCGCCGTTCGTGACGAGGTCGGCCAAGAGAACATGACCGATTGGTTCTTCATCCGGCACATTTGCTACCTGTCCGGGTGTCACGCCTATATGGGTCCGACATCGGAGAGCGGTAAGCACAAGCTATTCATCAGTCGTAGGCGGGATGCCTACGCTGCCACGCCTCGGTACAAGTTCGTGTCGAGGGGCAGTACCGATTTCATCACGACGTTCCCGGCGCTGGAGTTTGAGACGGAAGCCGAGTTCGTGTGGCTTCCAGGCGGTAGCGTCAGGACCACGACACAATCAATCGATCCGCAAACCAAGAAGGTGGAGAAGCACGACGCCTCTGCGAATACTTCGCCTGACACCGCTCTTGGTGACGGCGGCTCTCCGACCTCGGCGAAGACCGAGATCAATTCTACGCCAGTGCAGTTGGCGAGTGCTGATGGCGCTGGCAGAACGGGCGAGTACATGGTGGTCTCGGCGCGCGATCCGCGCCGCCCGAAGGACGTTGTTCAGGCGCACCGAGACGAGCTGGCCGTCAGAGGCGGGATCACAGCCAAGGTGACGTCGTTCGGCATTCCAGAGCTTCTGCCGGGGGAGTTGGTCCAGCTCGAAGCGTTGGGCATCTTCAACGGTCTGTACGGCATCAACAGCCTCACTCACACGGCCAATGACACCGAGTGGTCGATGACGATGGATCTAATCAACAACGCTTCAGCCTCCGCTATTTTCGAGAAGTATTTCGTGGACCCTCCGGCCTCGGCGGACAAGACCAACACCAAGAACGTGGACGAATCTGGCGCAGAGGGCGGCGGCTCGTCGAATGTCGCTCCACAGGGGGAGCAGTAGACCATGGGTGATCCAGCGTTCGCCGGTGGATTTGCTGGCTTCTTCCAACGCATTCAGCGCCACGGCCTGGAGTGGTTAGGGCTCTACTACGGCATCTACCGAGCCGAGGTCATCGACAACGAGAACGTCGTTGGCAAGGACGGCGGTCGCGACAAGGAGGGACTTCTCAAAGTTCGCGTGCCAGACGTTGGCGACGATCCCAGCACCGAGCCGAGGATCGCGTACCCAATGGCCTCGTTGGCCGGGCCCGGATACGGCTACAAGTCGTTGCCTCCCAAGGGCGGGTTCGTCTGGGTCATGTTCGAGAACGGTCGCTTGAGCATGCCGATTTGGACTGGCGGGTGGTGGGCCAAGGGCGAGCTGCCGCCGGAGATGGAGAAGACCACCAGGCACGGTTTCAAGACGCCAGGCGGACACACCCTGTTGTTCTCCGACGACAAGGACAACGAGTTCATCCGCATCACCTGGCACAAGCCGGGCGATGGTGACGGCGAGTTCTCATTCGTCGAGTTGGGCAAGGATGGCAGCATCAGCATGTCCAACAAGAGCGGCGCATCGCTGTTCCTGAACGCCGATGGCGAGAACGTGCTCCTGCTGTCGCAGCACGGGCATTCGCTCTCGATGACCGAGACGGCAATGACGATGGCCGACAAGGACGGCAACCTGATTTCGATCGACGGCGGAGCTGTGACGGTGCTGTCGAAGGGCGACATCAACGTCCGTGGCCAGAACGTGAACGTGGGCGCGGGATCGGTATTCCTTGGCGACCCGGCGACGTTCTCGGCGATGATTGGCGAGCTGACAATGACGTATCTGGCTACGCACATTCACGGCACCGGCGTGGGCCCGTCATCGCCGCCGTTGACGCCGCCGCCGCCGACGCTCCTGTCTCGCTCAATCAAGGTCAAAGCATGACGTTCGGTGACAACGGATGGGCGCCGCCGCTGACGCCTCCTCGGCCGACGCTGCTGTCTCTTAAATGGGGCCGTCGTCACCGAACACGGTTCACGGTGATCTGAATGAGTTCGAGGTGCAACTTCTCGGCAAATTTTCCACCGGCACTCGGGCTGCCTGGCATTTCCATAGGCATCGGCCTGGCGTTCCCGAAGTTGCCGAAGATCCCCAGTTTGCCGAGCGTGCCGAGCCTGGACATTGCGGCCTCTCTCGGCATCACCCTGCCGAAGCTGCCGTCGCTTAGTCTGCCCGGCATCCCAGGGGTTGGAATCGGCCTGGCGTTCCCGAAGTTGCCGAAGATCCCCAGTTTGCCGAGCGTGCCGAGCCTGGACATCGCCATCAGCCTCGGCATCACCCTGCCGAAGCTGCCAGCGCTCAGCTTGCCTGGCGTGTCGATCGGGATCGGGATCCCTTTCCCAAAGTTGCCGTCGTTGCCGAATCTTCCTGGGGCGCCAACTTGCGCTCTGGACTCAGTATGATTTTAGTGGCAATAATGGCAGAGTGCGAAAAACGTGTTCGTTGGTTGGCTGCGAGAAGCCGGTATTAGCCAAGGGTTACTGCAAGCCGCATTGGTACAGATTTCACAGATATGGACTTCCGACGGCTGGTGGGCCGCTCCGAGCACGGTCTCTGGAGAAGAAAAAATGCTCTGCCGAAAAATGTGCTCGACGGGCCGTAGCCGGTGGTCTGTGCAACGCTCATTGGCATCGTTGGCGTCGATACGGCGATCCGGCACTCGGTGGTCCGCCGTATATTCCAGGACGCAAGAAGTGTTCAATCCCAGGGTGTAACGGGCGGCTGGTAGCGAAGCTGTTGTGCAAGCGCCACTACAGGTCTCTGAAGACTTACGGAAACCCAACAGGATGCGATGATCGTGAGAGCGCGTTGCAGGGCTCGGCGTATGCGACGACCGATCGCGTATGCAGCGTCGAGGGGTGCGGCACACTTGCAATCGCCAGGGGATTTTGCAGGCGTCATTGGAGACGGTGGAAGCGCTACGGAAGCCCGCTGTCTCGCTCGCCGCGATTGCAGAAAAAGTGCGTTGTCAGCGGCTGTGATCGGCTTGGTTACGCGAAAGGTTTTTGCGCTGCGCACTATCGTAGGGTGTTGAAAAACGGTGTTCCCGGAACGGCGCCGCTCAAGTTGCCGTACAAGAGAATCAGCGGAGCCGTGTGCAGCCGTGTCGGTTGCGGGCATTCGGTGCTGGTCGGCACGCTATGCATGACTCACTACATGGAGTCGATCGGATCTTGCGAATCACCGGCGATGCTTCTTGGGTTTGGGTACATCGGAGACGAAGGATACGTATCGGTATACGCCCCAAATCACGAGAACGCAGGCAAGGCTGGACGAATTCAGGAGCATCGGCTGATCATGGCTTTGACGCTGCACCGGACGCTTATCGGTGGCGAAGAAGTACATCATCGCAATGGGCGACGCGCTGACAATAGGCCCGAGAATCTTGAGCTTTGGATCAAGTCGCAGCCAGCCGGACAGCGAGTCGAGGATGCGGTTGCGTGGGCAAAGGAGATTTTGGCTCGCTACTGCACGTCGCCTGCCTAGTCGTCGCCCGATTGATGTACTCTGAGCCGAGCGATGGGTATCAGAGGAATCGGTTTCCCGTTCGGCAAAAGCAGCACGAGCTATCCGTCCGTGAAGGAGAATGACGATCTCATCGAGGACAACATTCGGCGCATCCTGCTCACGAGGAGAGGCGAGCGGGTCATGCGGCCAGATGCCGGAAGCGACATAGACGACTTCGTATTCGAGAACGTGGGATCGGTCATGCGGGCCGGTATCAGCCAGGAAGTCCGGCGCGCGCTCGCGAGCAACGAACCGAGGATTCGAGTCATCAGCGTCGATGTCACGCAGCAAGAAGGAACGGCCGGTGGCAAAGAAGTGATCGTCGCCGTCACCTACGAAGCAAACCGGCAGATCAGCACAACAGCCATCTCGCTATGAGCACAGTCGAATGACAGACCCGACGACATTGGTGACCAGGGGACGACCTAAGCGGCAATCGCTGGAGGATCGGTTTTGGTCACACGTTGATCGAAGCGGAGATGGAGATTGCTGCTGGCCGTGGAAGCTGAAGCCTCTCAAGGAGAGCGGGTACGGTAGATTCGCCGTATCCAGGCGAAAGAGTGTTCGAGCGCATCGCATGGCTTGGGAGCTTGCGAACGGTCCCATTCCGAAAGGAATGGACGTTTTGCACAAGTGTGACAACAGGATTTGCGTTCGGCATCTGTTCTTGGGTACGCAGCTCGACAACATGCAAGATCGGGATCGAAAAGGACGTCAAGCGTCTGGCGATCGAAGCGGCGCCAGAACAATGCCGTGGCGGATACCGCGCGGCAGCGCTCACGCTCTTGCGCGCTTGGATGAGACCAAGGTCAGCCTGATAAAGGACGGCATACGATCGGGCAAGACGCAGCGGGCCATGGCGAAAGAATTTATGGTTTCCGAGCCTACGATTAGCCACATCGTGGCCGGTCGAACCTGGAGGCACGTCGCGTAGCCATGGACCCGATCGCAATTGCAAGTCCAGCGTCCTCTCTTAATCGCGCTCGCTATGCGGGCAAGGACTTCTTCACGTTCGTAGACGACCTGGTTGCCCGCATCCAGGTGCTGTTCGTGACCGAGTTCAACGACTTCGTGACCTCTGGCACCGGTCAGATGCTGATCGACACGGTGGCCTGGGCGTCTGAGACGCTGAGCTTCTACATCGATCGCCAGGCGACCGAGAGCTACATCGTGACCGCGAGAACCCGTAAGGGCGTCGTGCGGCTCGCCCGTCAGCTCGGATACAAGGTGTCCGGCGCCGTGTCTGCCTCGGTAGACCTGAATGTGAACATCGGCGCGGTGCAGACGGTCATCGTCACCCTGCCAGCGGGTTTCCAGTGGAAGGGCCCGAACGATCTCGTGTTTGAGACGGTCGAGGACGTTTCGTTTCCGATTGGCGAAGGGCCGACCTCGCCATCCCGATCTGTAGGCATCAGACAGGGCACCACGCGGGTTGAAATTTTCACATCGACCGGCGCTCGCAGTCAGATATTCCGGCTTAGCCCAGGCAAGGGCAACAGCATCGCGGCCAGTTCAGTGTTGTGTCGCGTGAACGGCTCGGCCTGGACCGAGAACGACATCATCACTTTCGATTCCACCGATCAGTACGAGGTTGGCATCGGAGACGATCCGCCAACGATCCGATTCGGTAATGGCGTGGCTGGCAACGTGCCGCCCGTGAACGCGGAAATCCGTGTCGAGTATTTCGCGACCGCGGGAGCGGCTGGGCTCGTCCAGAGCGGCACGATCACGGAGCCGGTATCGCCATTGGTCGTTGGGACAACGGTCGTGCCGCTCATCGCCAGCAATCCTCTGCCGACGTCTGGCGGCTCGGACCAGGAATCGCTCGATCGGGTCAAGGCGAACGCTCCGAGAGTATTTAGGGCGCACACGGTCGCGATCACGCGCGACGACTACGAGAGCCTTTCGGAGGCATATACCGACCCGCTGGCAGGCTCGGTCGCGGTCGCCCAGGCGTTCGTTGCTCGCAGCGCCGACGACGACCTCCAGCTCCAGATCCTGCTCAACAACATCCGCGCCATCGCCTTCTCGTTGATCGGCAGTGTCGAAGCCGAGACAAGTGGGATTACGGCAGACCTCGGCACGCTCACGACGTTGCGCGACGAAATCGACACTTCCGCAGCGGCCGCGTCGGCCAGCGCGACCTCGGCGTCCACCGGATCAGACGGCGCCAGAACGGCAGTCCAGCTGATCAGGAACAGGTCGGTCCAGATCGACGTGGATTCAGACGATATTCGTGACCAGGTCGTCCTCGGCAAAGCAGCGACGACCGCAAGCTCGGCAACGGTCGGAGAGAAGGCCACGATCAACGGGATCTTCGACCTGATCGACGCCGAGGCCGTCAATGTCATCGGCGGAGCCTCCGACATCGGCTCGAACGCAACGACGGCACTGTCTCAGCTGGATACCGTGGACGCCGGGACGGATGACGCCGTGGCAAAGCTGGCGACGATCTCGGCGGATGCCACGTCCATGGTTGCGCCGCTTGCTGACATCGCGGCAAGGGTCGTGGTCATCGACGGCCTGATGGCCACCAGCTTTGGAACAGGCATCGAGACCGAGCTACAGGCGATCTTTGACCACGTGGACGCTTTCCTGGCCGCCGACTGCCAGGCGAACTTGATTCAGGTCCCGATTCTGACTCGGGACGCCGACGGGTTCTTGAGCGCGCCGCCGATCGCGCTCCTGCGCTCGCTCCAGTCGTACCTGGACGCTCGCAAGGAGGTCACCCAGGACCCCGAGGTGGTCTCGGGCGAGACGTACCTGGTGGCTGCCGTGGTCTCCGGCCGGATTGGCATCCTGCCTGGGTTTGTGCAGGCGACCGTGCTGTCCAACGTACGCAAGGCCGTGGACAATGTTCTCAAGGTTCGGGCCTTCGGGGCATCGCTCCGAATTTCTGATTTGGACCGTGCTGTGGCGGCTGTGGCGGGGGTCAAGTATTCGATCTTCAGCATCGACGGGCCGCTCGACCACGTAGACGGCGACGGCAATCTGATCGTGGCGGCCAAGGAGGTCATCACGAAGGGCTCGGTGGCTCTAACGCCAGAGGCGGCCGCGGCATGAGACCGGCACACGGTTGCCGACGACGGCCTGCCATTCGCCAAAGGTTCCGAAAAGTGGCCGATCGGTTGTACGATGCCAGCGTGATCTCGGAGACTCGGCATGGCTGATCTATCCCCAAGAATGCTTTGGCCGACTCCGTCTCTGGACACGGATCCGTGGTTCGACGCATACGAGGATCAGGTCCGTGCGCAGGATGCCTCTGGATTCGCGGCTCGGGAGGATCGCAACCTCATCCTGGCTGGCGGCGGGACGCTCACCTGGAACACGTTGACCGGGCTGACCTGGACCGACGCCTTCCTCGTCTGGTCGCCGTCCACCGGGTTCTTCTCCAGGCTCGTGGCGTCCACCTTGCTGCTGCTCGATGGGCAGATCATCCGGGCCGAGATCACGCGCGCCCCTGGCCAGAACGTCAACGCGCTGCCCGAGGTCGCGAATATCGCCCTCAACACGGACAACTCGCTCGTGCTCGGGCTGCGCGTGGGCACAAATTTCATCTTCCGAAACGGGGCGCTGATCAAGAACGGCACGACCATCGACGCCGAGGACCTGTTCTCCGGTGGCGGCGGCGACGAGAACTTCAGCTACAAAGCCATCATTGTCGATAAGGTTGTAACTGTGCCAGAGAACCAGCAGATGGTAGTCTCCGGCGGGATCACCATCGACGGCGAACTGATTTTAGATGGAGAGCTAGCGCTGATCCCATGAAGCGCAGGAGGCGGAGCTAGAGATGGCGACCAACAGCACTTACCAGCTCAGGCGGCAGCTCCCGGCCGACGTTGATTCATCGAGCAGCGTGGACCAGTACCGGGTCTTCCTGAACGACACCAACGGCCTTCTATGTATGAAGGACTTCCTCGGGGTCGTCACCGTCATAGGTGGCGCCGGGCAGATCGTCTTCATCCACCGCGCGCCGCTCACCGGCCCGGCAGTGCAGCTCGCGCTCTTGGGCGAGTCAGTGAAGGCCGATCCAACGGGTGGCGTGGTCACCGTCAACCTGCCATCGGCCGCGGGCGCGACCGGATTTCAGATCAAGGTGATAAGCCTGGCCGACATGATCGGCCCGCCTGCGATCGACATCGTTCCGTTCGGCGCCGAGACAATCAACGGCGACCTAACGAAGTCCCTGACCACACCCCGTGAGCGTATGACGCTAGAAAGCGATGGAGCCAGCTGGCTCGTCGTGGATTGAGGCTAAGCCATGGGCGTAGATAAAGACTTCCTCGACAGACAGCTCACCTCGGCTGACCCCGTTGACCGCAAGTCCTCGGCGCGGTTTGCCACTACGGTTGCGCTGCCCGCGTACACACGCACCGGCAACACGATTCAGTCCAACGCCAATATCGCGTTCCCGACCCAAGACGGCGTCGTACCCGTTGTTGGAAACTCCTTCGTGCTCCTGGGACTACCTGGTGGCATCGGTTCTCAGTCCAATATCGACAACGGCATCTGGACGATCACGCAGCTCGGAAGTCCTGGCGGTGGCGGAGCGCCGTTCATCCTGAATCGTCGCGGAGACGCCAACGCCAATGATCTCGTCAACAGCGGGATGCGTGTCGCCATTGAAGAAGGCGTCCAGTACGTCCCAGGCACAGAGTTTGTCCTGATCACGCCTGAGCCGATCACGCTCAACACGACACCGCTCGACATCGTGGTGGTCGAGTCTGGTGGTGGCGGTGGTGCGCTGACCCTGGTGGACTCTCCCAAGCGGATCCCAGCCAAGACGGCGATGGTCGTCATGGAAGATGTGGTCATCGTTGACGGTGGCGATCTCCTCATCGAAGGCGACCTGATCTCAGCTCGAACCGAGGACAACTACTCAGTTCTGTACATCCCGGCTGGTTCAGAGAAGGTTGTTCAGCAGAACGAGGAGATGTTCTATTCGGACGACCTGGTCGTCGATGGTGTGCTGACCGTTGATGGTCAGGCCACGGACATCACGCCTGTGCCCCCTCCGCCACCTCCGCCTGCTGATCCTCGATTGCCGCAGCTTGGCGACACCACGCTCACTGGCACGGTTCAGACCACAAACGCTACGCCTACGACGATCGCTACCTACGCCACGTTGGCCAACAATCGGGTCATCTCGATGAAGGTCACAGTGATCGCGGCGGATGCCACTGACGGTCTGATCGGGCACTTCGTTGCCGAAGTAACAGTCGTGCGCGATGGCGGTGGATCGGTAACCGTTCTCGAAGACTTGCTGGTCAAGAACTACAAAGACAATGTGAACTGGGACATTCAGTTCAACGTGGCGGGTCAGAGCGTCACGGTAGATGTCGTTGGCGATGTGGCTCAGACGGTCGAATGGCGCGTGTTTGGAGGAGTGAGCGAACATGGCTAGACGATACCTACAGACTGGCACCGCGCCCTCCCCCGCTGCTGGAGGCGCTGCTGAACTGGCTTCTCTTGGTGGCCCTGTAAACGTGGGCAGCGCGGCGGCTCCTACGATTGGGCAGTTGATGACGGCCACGGGCGGGTCTGCCGCTAACTGGGCTAACCCGGTTGGGGACTTTTGGCCTGGGAGTGTTTCTAATCAAAATCCGGTCGCTACTCTGGTTCCGAACGGGAATCAGATCACTATCTCTGTCGCGATCCCTGCTGGTTCTCTAAAAGGGCATGCGATCATGCTCAACATTCTCGGTTTGAGCGTGTCAGGGGGAAATCGTACAAATTTGCAGCGCTTCACCTATGGCTGTTTGCGCGGTGTTGGAGGCGTTCTTACGGCCACTGGTGGGTTTGGTTCCGGTAATGAGCTGTCTCAGTTGCAGAAGCTGGGTGCTCTGACGGCTCAGCCTGCTTTTACCAACGGGGTCGTGAACGCGAACTCGATCGACTTCACGTTTACCAACGCAGCTGGTCAAAGCCTGTATGTCTTGTGGCAGACCTTAGTTTCCCCGCCATTGTTCCTAGTGTAGGAGATAGAACATGGGTACATCGACACTCAAGAAGCAGTCCGCCGTTAGCGTACCAGTCCCGGCAGCGGACCAGTTGAAGCTGTTCGTGGACTTGGACGGCATCCTCAAGACCAAGGACTCGGCCAACGTCGTTACGCCCTCGGGCGTAGGTACGGCCACGGCCCTGGACACCACGGGAGCCTCGGTAGATGTATCGTTGTCTCCACCGCCCGCTGCCAACTATGCCCTTGAAGCCACAACGCCCACGGCGGCTGTATGGCGTCGCAGGACTCTGCCGTATGTGCAAACGGCGATTCAGACGGGGGTGATTGCGGCGGCGCTGAACGAATTGGTACGGGTGAACTGCTCGGGTGTCCCAGCAACAGTCAATCTCCCGACTGCTGTGGGTCACACAGATGAACTTGCAATCAAGCTGGTGTCTGTGGCGACGTTCTCGGTCACCCTTGATGCGTTCGGTGCCGAAACCATTGATGGATCGTTGACCCTCGTGTTTGCCGCAAACCCGATCAACGACTT